ATATTATTATTTTTAAATGATGAATATGATGGAGGTGAAATTATTATTGCAAATAAACAATTTGAACCAGAAAAAGGTTCTGCAATTATATTTCCATCAAACTTTATGTATCCCCATGAAGTTTTAAAAGTTACTAAAGGAGATAGATGGAGTATGGTTTGTTGGTTGATGTAAAAAAATATAAATGTTTTCCAACCGTAATTGGGGAATTTAAATATAAAATGCCTTCTGTTTGTGAAGAACTTATAAAATTTAAGAGTTCTGATATTTTTAGCCAAACCGAAGATGATATTCATTTGTTATCAGAATTTAAATCGTTTAAAGATACAGTTTTGGCTGCGACTGACAAATACTTAAAAGACTTAGAATACATATACGATAGTTTAGAAATTACAGGTATGTGGGCAAATGCAATGCATGGTGGTGAAACACACCCACCACATACTCATTCAAACAATCTTATGTCAGGAGTATATTATTTAAAGGCATCTAAAGATACTGCACCAATTCAGTTTTTTGATCCCAGAGCTCAAGCTCATATACTATCTCCAAGAAAAAAATATAATTGGGACAACTCTAATATGATTCAGTTTAATTCCGTTAAGGGTGTAGGATTACTATTTCCTTCTTGGTTACAACATTGGGTGCCGAATAATAAAGATGACAGAATAAGTATATCATGGAATATAATTGCTAGAGGCGATTATGGTGAACTAAAGTCTTTACAAAATGCAAATATCTAAAGTCAACGAAGTATATTTACAATTAGAAGTTGACGGTAGTTTAGAAAGAGAACTTTCAGATTATTTTACCTTTGAAGTGCCTGGCGCAAAGTTTATGCCTCAGTATCGTAATAAAATGTGGGACGGTAAAATACGTTTATTTTCTCCACATAATGGTAGAATATATGTAGGGCTGTTACCTTATATAAAAGAGTTTTGTTTAAGAAATTCTATTGACTATATAATAGATAAGGGAGTAGAAAATGACAGGAATGTTATTCGTGAGAGCGTTGGAGATTTCGCAAAATCCTTACGTCCCACCTCGCAAGGAAAATCAATTGAGTTTCGTGATTATCAAATTGATGCAATCCATCATGCTATATCAACAGATAGGGCTCTTCTTGTTTCTCCTACTGCATCGGGTAAGTCATTAATAATTTATACTCTCATTCGTTATTATCATATGATGGGACTAAAAACTTTAATTCTTGTACCAACAACTTCTCTTGTTGAACAAATGTATTCTGACTTTATTGACTACGGTTGGAAAGATGAGTTTATTCATAGGGTATATGCAGGCCGTGACAAAGGTTCTAAGAAACCAATTGTAATCTCTACATGGCAATCAATTTACAAATTACATAGTCAATACTTTGCACAATATGGGTGCATTATAGGTGATGAAGCTCATCTATTTAAAGCAAAATCTTTAACTGATATTATGACTAGAAGTAGAGATATAAAGTATAGATTTGGTCTAACAGGAACACTTGACGGCACACAGACTCATCGTCTAGTACTAGAAGGTTTATTTGGAAAAGTCAAGAAGATTATTACCACAAAAGAATTAATAGATAATAAAACTTTGGCTAAACTAGATATTAATTGTATTGTTTTAAAACATTCAGAAGAAGAATCTAAAAGAATACGAACTTATGCATATGCAGAAGAAATAAATTATATTGTTTCTCATGTAAAAAGAAATGAGTTTATTAAGAATCTGTGTAGTAATATTACAGGAAACACATTATGTTTGTTTCAGCTAGTTGACAAACATGGTGTTTTATTGTATAATGAGATTAAGAAGTTTGACAGAAAAGTATTCTTTGTGTATGGTGGAACTGATACAGAAACAAGAGAAAAGATTCGTGGTATCACAGAAAATGAAAAGGATGCAATTATTATAGCTTCATATGGTACATTTTCTACAGGTATAAATATTCGTAAAATACACAATATTATTTTTGCAAGTCCATCTAAAAGTAGAATACGAGTATTACAAAGTATAGGCCGAGGACTAAGACAAAGTAAAGATAAAGATGGTGTAAAACTTTTTGATATATCTGATGATCTAACTTATAAGACCAGAAGAAATTTTACATTAAGACACTTTTATGAAAGAATAAATATATATAAAGAAGAACAATTTAATTATAAAATAGACAGGATAACAATATGATCCCACAAGTTATAAAGCTTTCTAATGGTGAAAATATAATTTGTACTATTTCTGAAAGCGAAAACTCAGAACAGCTAAAAGTAACTTCTCCTTTAAAAATGGATACTTTTAATAAAGTTACCGACAAAGGAGTAGTTGAATCTTTAGGTTTATCTAGATGGATTCAACCTTATTCTGATGAGCCATTCTTTAAAATAGAAAAAAGTTCTGTTGTTATAATGACACCAGCATCTGCTGGATTATGTAAGTATTATGAATATGTAGTGCATAATATAGAAAATATGGTGCCGTCAAAGAAAAATATTGAAAACTCCCAACCAACACAAGAAGAACTTAATATGATTGAAGAAGAAGAGCATTATGAAGAAATGGAAGAATTTCTAGATATGTTTGAGTCTGATACAATACATTAATGTTATTCTGAAGAAGGTACAAGACCTATTATACACACTATAACTAGCCTTGTCAACCCCTAAAATAAATTTATTTTTACAAATTAACTCTTGACATTAGTGCAAATTTAGTGTACTATAAAGGAAATAAATTAAAAACATATTAGTAGGAGAAATATAATATGAAAGAAGCAATTACAACAATCGGCACTAAACTTACATCAGTAAATGATCAATTTACGGTTAATATGTATGACAATGGATTCATGTTTGAAATTAGTGGAAGAGATGATGAAGATGAATATCAAACTGTAAAGATTTTATGCAATACTGTTGATGAGATTACTGCACTTATTGATGAAGCCGCAGATATGCAGCGTGACATATAAATGACTAACCTGACAGACTATATTAACTTTGTTGATACGGTCAGTAGTGACCCAACAAAAAATACTGCTGATATGATTGATTGTATTAGTATCATGGAAGAACAGGGTATGAATACCTCTAGACTTTTAACAGCGTCTATTGGACTTTCTGGTGAAGTAGGTGAGTTCAATGATATTGTAAAGAAGGTTTTGTTTCAAGGTAAAGAGATTGATGAAGATACAATTCGACATCTGCGCTCTGAATTGGGAGACATATGTTGGTACATGGCACAAGCTTGTATGGCACTAGATACTTCTTTTGAAGAAATTATAGACATAAATGTTGCAAAGTTATCTGATCGTTATCCTGGCGGTTTTGATGCATTGCGTTCTGCAAGTAGAAAAGAAGGTGATATATAATGAATGACTTTTTGAAAAGGGTTCTAAAGGATGTGGGCAATGAATATGCTGCATTAGTAAGTGATGGAGTTGAAGCTGGTGATGTAGAAAGTTTCATCGACTCTGGAAGTTACATATTTAATGCTCTATTAAGCGGTAGTATATATGGTGGTCTTCCATCAAATAAGATTACTGCAATAGCAGGTGAAAGTGCAACAGGTAAAACCTTCTTTATTATGGGAATGGTTAAAAACTTCTTAGATGCAAATCCAGATGCTGGTGTACTTTACTTTGAGAGTGAAAGTGCAATTACAAAATCAATGGTAGTTGAAAGAGGTATTGATCCCAATCGTATGGTTATTCTTCCTGTTACAACAGTACAAGAGTTTCGTACACAATCACTCAAGGTTTTAGATTCATATATGCAACAAAAAGAATCTGATCGTAAACCTATGATGTTATGTCTTGATTCGTTAGGTATGTTATCTACTACTAAAGAAGTGGAAGACACTGCTGATGGTAAAGAGACAAGAGATATGACACGGGCTCAAGTTCTTAAAGCTGCATTTAGAGTGTTAACTTTGAAGCTGGGCAAAGCAAAAGTACCAATGATTGTCACGAATCACACATATGATTCGATGGGCTCTATGTTCCCAACAAAAGAAATGGGCGGTGGTTCTGGATTAAAATATGCAGCCTCATCTATTATATTCTTATCTAAGAAAAAAGATAAGGACGGTACAGAGGTTGTAGGTAATATTGTACACTGTAAAAACCATAAGTCACGATTAACTATTGAGAATAAGATGGTAGATGTACGTCTGTCATAT